ACTGCTGTGAAGGTTACCGACGCCCCCGCTGCATCGTCTCGCAATCTAACCCTAACGGTACCAGTACTCCCGACGTACAGGGCATTTGCGGTGAATGCAAGATCAGTTGAGTCCGATGGGGTAACGGCAAGGGCTGCACCGGCTGGCTGGTTGGCGTCTGGACCTAATTGACCAGCAAAACGAGGGTGTTGTGAGGCCACGGAATCTCCTTATCGGCTTTTATCGCATCGTAGCACAATATGTGCTGACATTGAGAAGGGGCGTGGGCGAAATACCCACGCCCCTTCAATAGGCACTGACGCTGTGCTATCAGCCGCCGTAGATCGAACCGCCGAGCGTGTTGATGAGAACACGGCTCTCGTGGGTGATCATACCGAAGCCCCAGATGGCGTACCAGGCGAGGCCGTGCTCACGACCGAAGTCGATGACACCGCCGTCACGCAGTTCCACTGGGAGGGCAATAGCGTGACCGAAGGTGTTGTCACCGATCATCACAGCGTTGTAGGTGTTGGCGTTGGTCAGCGTCGTCAGGCTGTTGTTGATGCCTGACGATGCGAGAGCACCCTGGAGAACCTGGGTGGTCTCAATGAACACCACGTCGTACAGGCGACCGATCTCACCGAGCATGAAGTTGCCGGGAGCGGCGTACTTCGTGACTTCGATGAACTCGGGCCAGTCACGGAGGGCACGTGCCTGCTTGGGGTGAACGAAGCAGACGTAGGTGTCGCCCAGACGGGGGATGTTCTGGCTGGCCAGTACGTCGACAGCGTCCTTGACAGTTGCTGGCGAGAAGTAGCCAGCGGCTGATGCTGCCGTAGGAGCAGTGGTGTAGTCGTAGGGGCTGAGAGCACCACGGCTAGCAGGGGCGTTACGGCCGAACACGATGTTCGGGGGAACGGCTGAGCCGCCACCGAAGGGAACAGCGTTCTGGTACAGGGTGTTACGAGCCTGGATGTCCATGCTCTGAGCCATGTGGCGACCGAGCAGACGGCTGCTTGATGCCATCACGTCATCGAACGATGCGTTGAGCAGCAGTTCGGTAACGGCGACGGCCTGACCCTGTTCCTTGACGGTGATCTGGATCTGGCTAGCGGACAGAGCCACTGGCTCCATACGAACGCCTTCGTTCAGGGTTGCACCTGCCGAAGCGTTGGTAGCAAGGTTGTTGTAGCGCATGAAGTTGATCGTGAGACCGGGCATGACACCCAGTTCAGTCTTCTTCACTGCGAACTGCTCAAAGCGCAGAACGGGCATGGCCTGGAAAAGGATTTCCTTTGACCAGATCGTCTGAATAGCAGGAGTCAGTGCGCTACTTGAGTTGTAGCCAGTGGCTGAAATGCTAGCGGTGCTAGTAAGAGCACCACCGGAAGGGGCTGGAAGGGCCATTTGTGTTTATCCTCCGAGGGACTTGTGTGGAATTGTTAGAAGCCACGCCGTTGTGGACGTGCTGCGCTCAAGAGCCGATCCCTCATTTCTGCATACTTATTCATCGGCATGTTCTGGATGTCATCCAGAGTGTACGTTTGCTGCTCCATTTGGTTATCCATTGGCCCAATCGGAGGAGCAGTTACCTGCGCCCCCCGCGGACGACCAGCCTGTGACTGGGTCGCCTGCTGAATTGATGCAACGATAGCATTACTCCGTTCGCGAAGAATGTCAATACTCGCTTCGACTTCTTCTACAGAATTTCCTGTAACTAGATCACGGAGTTCTGGGATAATTGCGTCCGCTTCTTCTGCAAGACGACGTTGCATGTATGTGTTGAGTGCCTGGAACTCACGCTCTTTCTCAAGAAGAGCGGCCTGTGCTTCACGCTCTTGCTCAATCTGTGAGAGTCGCCCACGCCACTCGTCTTCTACCTGCGAGATGCGGCTGTTGAACTCTTGTTCCTTCATCAGGATGAGTTCCTTGGCGGAAAGTTCCGCTTCCTCACGTTCCTTCTGGAGTTGGCGTTCCTTCACGGACAACTCCTCAGCCTGCTTGCGGGCCTCTTCGCGCTCCTTTTCAAGAGTGCTCACTTGGTCTGCAAGTGCCTTGAGGCGTGATTCGCTGTCTTCCATCTTCTTGTACAACTTGTCCTTTTCCTGCTTACGGACGCGCTCAACGTCCTCAGTAGTGAACATAGTTGGAGTGGTAGCGGTTTGAGTGGTCGCTGGCGTGTATACGCTAACGCTCGTACCATCTGGGTTAAGAGCGGCCATGCTTTCGCTGATGAACTGCTCTACTGCGGGGTTGTCTGTAGTCACGGTTGTACCTCAGTGTTGGTTTGTCTGATAATGACAGGAATGGGGAGACTTATTCTTCGTCTGGAACGCGCCGTTGTGCAAACCTTGCACCGTACGCCCTCTGCACAAGTTTGTTAATCATTTGGCCCTCTGCGTCCCCAACTTGGGTGCCAGGAAGTGGGCTACCTCCCTGACCAGCGGCGGTGACATCGGGGCCACCTGCTGATGCGACTTGCGCTGCGCCATCTGGCCCTGGGATCATACCCGTTACCAGCATTACAGCCTGCGATATTTGTGCCCTTAGCATATCAAGAGCACCTTGATCTAGAGCATCCTTCTGCAACTCTTCAAAGATCTCGTCCATCTTTTCATTGGGGAACTTCTCCCCCAAGATGCGAAGCGCTCCTAGTTTCGACTCAAGACCAAGACCCATCTTGGCCTGCACCTCGTTCAACTTGATGAGCACGTCGACAGGAAGAGGCTCTGGCCAATGACAGGTAGTTCGATACGTCGTTGGGTCAGTCGGATCAAGCATGGTTGCCTGATCAGGCTCAGGCATAGAAGCCTTGCTTGGATCGTACTGAAGCAAGTCAGGGCGGAATACCGCAGCGGTACGGATGATCAGTTCGTTTACCTTCTCTAGACCCTTTGAGAAGTTCACCTTGATCATGCTGTACCGATTCATGATCGGCTGATACTGGATCGCCAGGGCAACACCAGATGTGTTGCTGATCGGCTGCATCTGGCCAAGAGCGGTTTCTGGTACGCCAACATGTTCGTGCATGGCACGCTTTAAGAACTGCACGTACTCTAGAGCGCCAGACATTTCACCACGGGACTCTAGGTTGAAGACGTTGGCATCTTTCGGCAGACCACCCCACACCTTCTTCGGGCCACGCTGAAGGGAGTCGCTCTTAGCGCCAGTAATGATCGTGATCGGAGCAGCGTGGTAGTTGATGATGTCCGAGATGTCAGTCATCTTCTCGTTCAACTCACGGTTCAGCGAGATGATGTCAAAGATCGCAGATGAACCCCAGGGAGACGACGAGATAGTCCCGTTGGGAATGTGCACCACAGGAATGGCACCGATGTTGTTCTCGTACTGATCAACGAGTTCGTCATTGATGTACTGCTCCACCATCTCATCAGTGATGATCTCGGTGAATGTGAATACCTGACGGGTTCCTTCTGGAGATGTGCCCCAGAATCTGTACTTCAACTTGAAGCGAATGATGCGATCACGGTCGTGAGGGTGATACTCAGGGAAGCAAGATGATGGGTTGAGCGGAATGATCCGAATCTTCCCCTCGTGGACAATCCCAAGGGGATCTTGCCACGGCTCCTCAAACGCCACCTTTACGAAGCAGTCACCAGTAACGACGCCTAGTTGCCCCATCTCCCAAAGGATTGAGTGCTTGTAGTTGTGCACTTCCCATACCTGCTGGAGCAGATGAGGAATGATGGCGTTGTTCTGCTCTGGGCAATGGAACTCAATCCCCTTGCCAAAGGCGAAGTTGATCACGTAGTCAGCGAGCGTGCGAACGTAGTTCAGCGTGATGTTCTGCTCGCCCATCTCACGGCGATACGACCAGTGGTGGCCTAGATACCATGCCCACTCTGCTGCATAGCGATTAAGGCGAGGCCCGTGAACTTCAAACTCTTCGTCTGCAAGTTCAACGAGGCCGAGTGGACTGACTGATACAGCCAAGTCGGAGGAGGCAGCACGAGCAGATGGACTCCAGAAATCAATAGGCATTTACCTGCTCACCTCCATTCATTACTTTTTACCACGATTACGGGCACGGTTGATAGATGGGTCTTCCTTAACAAGACCGCCTGTTTTGGTGTGAGATAGATCGTCGCCACCCTCTCCGTCCATGCCACGCTTACGGCGCTCACGTCGAAGTTCAGTGCGCTTTTCTTTCTGATCTTCCCTCTTGTTGAAGTCCTTGTTGTACTCGTCTTTCTTCTTACGAGCCTCTGGGTTGTCCCGATAGTACTTGGCTGTTTCCTTCGGATTCTTCGACTTCGGCGGTGCCATATTTGTGCTCCTTTGTGTAACCGTACGCGTTAGGAACTATAGCGTATCAGCGACGAGTTTTCTTGCCCTTGGCAACGTACTCTTCAGCCGATAGGGGCTTAGTGTCGTACACGTCGGTACTGCGGAGACCCATGTTCTCCGCTGCATGAGACGCAGCGAGATCAGCGGCCTCCATCCGTGATGGGGTGATCTCATACGTAACACCCTGTCTACCGGTTACTCCGGTGCGTGGACGGGTACGCACGTCTGGCTTCATTGGGTCTGCTTGATCGTCATTCCACGTAGGAATGCGCCTGTCCTGACGAGACGCAGGAACAGGGCGACGACGTGGCCTACCGTGTCGTGCTGCCTGGTCTTCAAGCACCCCTGGGCGCACGTCAGGCGGTACTGGAATATCCCCTCGGTATGGCTTCTTGGCCGAATACCCAAGGTGGCCAATGCTCTCCTGATTAGATAACGATCCGAGTTGCATTGCAGCCTGCATCCCCGACTTGCTCTTTGGCAAGAGCACCGAGGTATCCATGACGGTGCCGTCATTCCCCTCACTGGCTTCTGGGTCGATCCAGCCGCCGATGCCCATCGTTGCCCCTGGCGTACGGAGGATGCCCATCTTTGCGCTAGCAAAGGCCGCAATTCGCCCAAACGCACCTGACCCTGGCTGCACCTTTACTTCCTCTGCCCGACCACCCTCTGGGGCGAATCCGACAGAGAGTTGATTACGCGCAAACTTCCCAGCCTGAGGGCCAGTGGTGCGAACAGTGAACCCCTTGTCTGCAACAGCGGCAGTGGCTTCGATTTCGTCCGGTGTGAGTACCGGGAAGTCTTTTGTAAGTTTGCGCTTCATAGTTTAGTCCTTACGACGACTATCAGAATAGTGATAGTTGTTTGGGTGAACCGCCCTTACCAGTATTAAAGTGATCGGAGCGGGACTGCTTTGCCTGCGCGTCAATCCCTGAGATGAACCCTTCGTAAGGAATATCCTTACTAGCGATTCTGCGGGACTCAGTCCAGGGAACTTCTTGAGCGAGCACCGAGGGGATGATCTCTCCCGATGTGTCAGACAACTGTGACGCTGCTCTGATGACTGCTTCATTATGGAAGGCGTGTGTGGTGGCGTTAGCCCCAATACGTGGGTCAGCGATTGCGCTGACTTTCTTCTTGTTGATGACAGCGGTCTTCTTGAGTTGGTCAGTAAACGCCTTATCAGATGCCACGAACTTAGCGGGGGACTGCTTGTGCGTACGACGCCCAACGCTCTCTAACTGTTGACCTGATGTAACAGCGCCTTCCCACGTGTCCTCAGCAGTGGACTTGGTAGGACTAAGGATTCCTTCAGTAGAGGACTGAAGTCCGAAGAGATCTAGACGAGTCTGCCCAGGAAGTTCAAACAGCGCAGTTTGAGCACGAGACATGTACTCCATGTGCTCGTTGCTGCCTGGAATGGCCTTGCTGATGCTGTCCCGGTAACTCCACACCTTCGGTGCGCTGTGTGGGTTAATGGCGTCTTTGTGGTGGATGTTCCCACGAACAACATCAACAGCCTTAGCCATGTTCTCGTTAGTGCCGCCATTGGCCCACTGGGTCAGAACGTTCTTATCTACTCCACCAATGTGCTCACGCAAGGATGGACTACCGATCAACGACGCCTGCTGAGATGTCAACTCACTGAACGTGAGTGACGAGCGCTTCACACCTAGTTTCTTCTGAGCGTGAGCGCTCAATGTAAGAGTTGGGTTTGTGCTGTGCATATGCGCTAAAGCGCCAACTGCCGACTTCTCCCTGTCAGGACTATTGGAGGGAGACATTACAGCGGAGGCAGTAACGATTGAATCTTCGTCAATACCGTGTTGACTTGCGATGTCATTCAACTGCTGCCTGTGGTCGAAGTACCAACCAACACCAGCAGCCCGTAGTGCCGATCCCCCACCAAGACCAAGACCACTTTGCTGCGAAGCCCGACGAGCAGACCCACGAATTAGTTGTACGCGTCGATTGGCAGCAGTATCTAGCGTTACGGGAACGTCCTTTAGATGTGGGCTGACCTCGCCTAAAGCAGCAAGTGACCGGTCCATACCTTTGGCTGTTTTTTTAGCAGATTCCTGCTTCTTCTCAGGAAGTGATTCATCTGTTGATGCTGCTAATGCTGAGGCGCGACGGGAAAGCATGGTTGCTTTTGCCTTCTTGGCAGTGGTCTTTGCCTTGCCCCAGTTCGCCATGTTTGAAGAGACGACTTTTTGCCCGACTTCGTCCATGTCGGACCATTGAAGAGGACGGTCGTCAGGTGCTCTGGTAACCCGCTCAGGCGCTTGGTCGTTACGCTTTGCCACTACGTGCCTCTTTGTTGTATACGGCTACTCCACGAGAGCGGAGACGAGATGTTGATAGGGGGTCACTGGTGACGCTAGTACTTGCAGCGTAGTCACTACGTGAACGACCCTCTAGCGGCAATCCCTCTGGAATGAGGTTCTGCATGGGATCAACTACAAACTCCCCCATGCCTTCCATTGCCTTGGGCTGAGACACCATTTCACGTGGAGTGGATACGTACGCACTGGGGACAGAGATGTCGATCATGTCTTGACGCCCGTGACCGCTATTGAACTCATCAGTTCGCATGCGTCGAAACGACGACGCAACGTCAGCAAAGGACACCTGTGCTGTGTCCTTTGCCATCGTTAGTACCGGTGGGGACGACGACTCATCCACGAGATGGTGTACGAATCAGTCGTATACGACAGTTGGGTTGGGGCGCTTCATAATCCCACCTGAGTTGTATGAGTACTCAAAGGTAGGCATGTAGTCACCGGCCATCGACCCCTGCACGAACTCACCGAGAACCTCAGGGGCTTCAACCCAAGCAGCCGACCCAACGTGGGCACGCTCACGCATCGTCTCCTCGGCACGCTTGAAGACTGCCTCTGGGTTAGGGGTGTTCATGCGGCCCATTGCGGGGGCAGTGTCGAAGTACGCACCACGACCGAAGTCGTTAGGAACGTCGGTGTCGGTTGCTACGCCTTCTTCAAAGCGAAGTGGGCCACGGTTACCAGGAATTGAGGGAGCAAGTGCGCGCTCATACCGATTGGCCATGCGATCCCGCTCAGGGAACATGGGGGCTGGTGCTACGGTGGGGTTCATCACGACGGGATTCTCCTTCGGAGAGAGATGGTGTCTTGGTATGAATAATAACAGTACCAATTTGGTACTGCCATACCCTATCTGTAAAAGGGTGATTCAAACACTTGAACCGTTGGCATAGTGTCGTACTGGGTCATAGAGCAGGCGATGGCAAGAGCGTCTGGGAAGTCGTCATAGGCGTTGCGCTCGTTGGGAGCAGCAGCCAGCATGTACTTTCCACGGTAGACCTTCTCTAGGTCTGACATCTGCTGGTGGAACTTCTTCCAAGCCTTGGTGCGCTTTGCCTTACTATGACCAGGAAACAGAATCTGTTCTCGCTGAATCAGTTCAGTGAGGTGCACCCATCGGTCGTTCTGTGCCTTTGAGTCAGACGAGATGGGGGTTACCTCAATGTGCGGGAGCAGTAGGGCCAATCGTTCCGCTACAGCACCGCCCACGCCCTGAGAGTCGACCCCTACCCGCAGTACGTCGTAATTGCGTAAGAAGTCAACTATCTGGAAGTACTGTTGCTCCCATTCAACGTTATTGATTTCCAACCAGTTCAGCACACGGTGCTCGTAGAACCCAAGACCATCTGGGTGGTCCCAGTCGACCCACACGGCGCAGACAACGGTTGAGTCGTTACTTCTCGCTACGTCGATGCCTGCAACGATAGGCGTCTTCCACCACTGACGAACGAACGACATCGATTCGTCGTAGAGCGAATTAAGGCGGTCTTCTGTAACGAACATGCCTTTCTCAAGAATCCACTCGTTCTTGTAGGACATGCGGAACTCATCGGAGTCCTCGCCTAGCCGCAGTTTCTCTTTCGCGATGAACTTGGCGTAGTTTGGGTTGTACTTGCTTGCGACCTTGTAGTCGTATTCAAAGTGACTTTGACGATGCCCACGCTTACCGTTGATGTCACGCCGCTTGTTGTACTGGATCATGTTATAGAAGTAGCACTTCTCTCGCGTGGCTGTACCGGACAGCACGAGAGTTCCGTTGTTGAACGCCAACATCGGCTTGATGCTCTTAGTGATCATGGTGCTGTCTGCACCCTGTGCTTCGTCTACTAGGGCCAGGTGGTACGTCTTCGACTCAATCTTGGCCTTTGGGTTACACGTGGTCATGCGGCAATGAGACCCGCTCTTCTTGAGCGTGATGATCTTGCCCTTACCACGGGCACCACCGGAAGCCGCCTTGTCGTCCAGTTCTGGGTCAAGCAGGAAGTCCAGTGCATGCTCGCTGGTCAACTTAGAAACAACACGACCGAAGATGGTCTCTGCTTGATCCTCTACAGGAGCAAACACGCCGACGAATAGACCTTTGGAGAACTTGGACAACCAAGTTGGATAGATAGGTGCCAACTTAGGGAGAATGACCATCATCGCCGCAATGACGTTCGACAACACTTCCGACTTACCTGACTGACGGCAGGCGATAAGAGTGAACTCTTCACCGTCACCAATAATGAGTGACTCAATGTAGCGGTAAGCGATTGGTATCTGGTACGGAAACAGTTCTACGTCACAGAACTCCTCTGTGAATATGAGGAGGCGCTTGACCAGGGAGTCAAGGAACTCGGCAGACGTTTCGTCTAGTTCCTCGTACTGCTCGTCAGGTAACTCTGCGAGAACGTCAACCATTTGCTCGGTCCTCAATTTCCGCCAAGATATCTGTAAGTGCAGTCACGTGAGAGCGCACCTCTTCAATGTCACCCTCTTTGTACCTCCATTGATCAAATGATCTACCGAGGTGCATGATGACTACGTCAGCCCAACTGATCAGATCGGGGGTTGACATCTTTTGGATACGAGAAACTCTTACTTTCTTAGTTGGCTTCTTGCGAAAGAAGGGCATGGTCATCTCCAGTCCCTGATTGTTGTTGCTGGATCGTCCAGCATACGTGCGTCTAGGACGGTGACAAGACCATCGATCTCGTCCAATACTGACCCATTGTCACATACCCCTACTTGTACAACACGTCCAGGTAGACGTACCTGAATACCAGATCCTCTTCTCCAAGGATCGTCTGTTTCACGCATAGTTCCCCTACACACAAACGGTACTCCCCTTGTTGGAACGTCTCTGACGATCCAGTACACACTTCCCGCAACCTGCAACTTATTGAGTGTGTCTTTAAACACAAACCATGAGTATACGATCGATATAAGTAGAGGGACTAAAAACGCAGGGAATTCTAATAGTACCAATGAGCATACGGATACTAATAAACACAGTAACCATATAACCATAATTGCTACGGACAGCATCAAATGCCAATATCTGATGGTAGATTTGAAGCATCTACACCAGAATGGCCAAACGCTTCCAGTGCCTGAACCGCTCTACCTTTAGAGTAACTCTCTCTAAAGGTTCTGTAATCAGATAAGGAACATGGTCCGTACTTCCAATAGCCCTGTGGAGACACGAGCGCAGTGGTGGAGGCCGGTCCTTTTACTGGGCGCTGGAACCGTACGTAGATGTACCCACGGGTAGTTTGAGCGTCTGACCCCATTGTGTCTGGGATGAACTGATGGGCGGATACGCGAGTACTTGCCGTTGGACCCTGGTAGTACTCAGACGCCTCGGACACCTCATACGGAGCAAAGTCAGACCCAGATGCGAACAGCACATTTAGCCCAGAGGGTGACTCAAGGCGCTTGTTTCCGCTCTGGTCTACTTCTACCCGTGGGTTGGTGTACATGCTGGAGTCGCTGCGCTTGGCAACGTTCTCCGCTAAAGCCTGCTCAATCTCTCGGAATGAGCGGCCTAGCCCGCCCCTTCTACGAGGATTATCCATTGGATGATTCCTTAGTCGCCTGGCCACTGGCGTGCTGTGCACGCAGCAAAGCCACCTCGTACGTAAGGTCCGCTACCTTACGCAGTAGTTCGTTGATCACTAACTGAACATCGACCTGCTCTGACTGCATTTCTACTCCTTGTTGTTTAGGTGCTGCGAGTACCTAGAGATAAGGTCATACAGTAGTTCTGGGGACGGCCCCTTCTTACTGTCTATAACCATCTTTATCTCAGTCGCTGGTACTAGGTATTCTACATCAATAACCATTTGTTCAAGCACATGAAGATGACTGTCTTCCTGCTCATCCTCGGTCATGTTAAGGCAGATGCTGATATGACCAGGCTTAGGATCTACGAGAAACCCCACGGAAGTGTTGACCCACGGGTCTTTGTCTCGGTTCCCTGGGAGAACCCACCCACCAGACCTATCCGAGTGGGCGTCTTTCCACCTAACCCTAACCATTGGCCTTAGGCTACGTACTCGTTTCCTCGCCATACAGCCCTCCCGTTTCGGATTTCGACAATCTCTTTAGACCACGTACCGTCAGGCATGATGGTCACTACGCCAACGCCCTGCTGCCAGTTCTCATAGCGTCGCATAGGCAACCCTTTGCTGTTACTTGATCCCTTTACCGAAGGAACAGCGCCATCAACACGAGATAGGCACCCAGGGGACCAAGCGTTGACGGTGACTCGCTCGTCGTTGATCTCAAACGTTTCGTAGTGGTCTTGAATGCGGTGGATGTGCCCCTGCACGTACGACTGGCGCTCGCCCTTAGCCACCGCAGATACTGTCAACTTCTCACCGTGGATGGCGTACAGAGGAGTCTGCTCATTGCCTCCCTGGGCGATCTTTATCCGCCCAGCCGGGTAGCCATCGTGGTATGTGACGTTGGGAGTCTCATCAATCCTCAGCAGGTGCTGAAGGGAAAGAACAGGCCAACTGTCGGGGATATTTGCCTGCCGAATACGAAGTGCTGACTTGGCATTCTTCGTAATGGCGTTCATCAGTCTCTTATCGTGGTTGCCCTCAATAAGTTCGATGTCACACCCTTCTGGTGCCTCTGTTGCTTGCTCAGCGACGTACAGATGTACGCGGTCCAGAGTCTTCTGGGTAGTAAATGCAAACTCAGGCGTGACGATGAACTTGTCTGACCACTCGGGGAAATCGCAAGTATCACCAAGGTTGATGATCCTATTGGGCTTAGCATCACGGATCATCTGCAAAGACACGGCAATAGCCCGTTCGTCTTGGAACGGGTCGTACGTACCGTCTTCATACCTTCGGTACCCGATTTGCGGATCGGGAGCGATGAAGACAGTCTGTGTGCTCTTAGCCGTTTTGGGAGCAGGTCGTGGCTTGGCGATTACCGGCTTGGACTGCTGTACGACAGGCCACTCTGGGCCATCGGCCCAACTTGGAACCAGTTCAATCCCATGCAGATCAACTGTTTGCGCTTCGCCCTGATCATCTTTGAAGAAGTTCTGCCAAGCACGAATCTTTGTCACACGGGCAACATCGTCAAGGTCAATACCAGAGCGATCAAGCAACTCGGCCAACTTGCCAAGTGTGCTGCTCTTCCCTCGCTTGGTACTTGTCGACGCTTCATGCATGGCGTCGTCGAAGTTCATACGGCCTTATTCTTGGGGCAGGAACACCGACCAATGCGGTGGTTGCTGACTGCATTAGCAGCAACGGATTCATCAGACCCAATATCGCTGAGAAACACCTTTAACGCCCGAGTAATCGTAGATGAGTGCTCATCAGACGCTAACCAGCCTTGGAGTTTCTCTAGGTTCTGCTCGTCCAGCGTTTTTTCAAGACGTGAGATCAAGCAGGAAGTTGGTTTGGATACCAACCCCTCAAAGTACTTGTCTAATGACGGTTGTGACACAAGGTACCTCCCGTAGCACGCAAGGCACAGGATAGCACATGTTATACGTTGCCGGAACCATTATCGGGGTTACCTGCTTGACGTGGCTGGTTTATCGCTGGCTGAGAATCGCGCATACGGTGAACAGTCTGGCCCAGCACAGGGGTTACATGCTCTTCAGTAGCACCTGTACTCGGCACGCTGATCATGTCTACTGATCTAGTCATAATGAACCTCTATCGTGATACTTTAACACGCTTGGAGCCGTCCTGAGTAACGACGTAGTTAGTAGACGGGTCAGACGCCGGTACCGTAGTAGTTTGATTTTCGCCAGTCACCACAACTGTTGTGTCCCTAGACGTTACCACGGTGGTCTTCTTCTGAATACCTAGCACAACTACGTTGTTAGCGTTGTCTTGCTTAACAACGTTAACTCCACCAGCCCATACCGAGGGTCTGCCTACCGCTCCGACTGCAAATACTACCGCTAAACCGCTTGCTGGTACTATCTTCGACCCAAACTCACTAACACCAGATACAACTGCGGTACCTGCTGCTGGGATAAGGGGTACCTGAACAATGGCAGTTATTTGCCTTGATACAGTGGCCGACCCGGTTGCTGCAATAGCAGAACTAGCGAACCTAGACGCACCAATAGCGCTGGCGACAGCCAAACCATTTGATGTTCCTGACGCTGCGCTTACTACGGCAAATACGCCACTTACGGTTGCAGTACCAGCGGCTGGAGTAGGGGTGGCACTGCCTAAGGTTGCCGAACTACCGGAAACGGTTGCAGTACCAGACGCCGCTACAGGAGATGCGGCTACGACCGTCCCACCAATTGCGCCTGCCGCTGAAACGGTGGCGACACCTGCTGCTGGAGTGGTAGTAGCCGCAGCCGTAGCAGCAAAGGTAGAAGATACGGCGGCGACACCTGCTGCTGGGGTAGCAGATGTTGCTGATCGGGCAGCAGCGGTTACTGAAACAGTCGCCGCCCCATTGGATGGACTGAGGGCCGTTGCTGAGGTGGCAGCGAACGTAGCGGTGACTGTGGCTGCACCGGCTGCTGGTATTGGGGAAGAAGACCCGGCAGTGGCTGTTGCACCGACTGCTGAAACAGTCGCGGTACCTGCTGCCGCTGTTGCTGAGGCGGCAGTCCTAGCCCCAGCCGTCGCTGAAACGGACGCAACACCTGCTGCCGCAGTGGGAGAGGCGCTTGCGATTGAACCACCTGTTGAACCTGCCGCTGAAACGGTGGCGACACCAGCCGCTGCTACCGGGGAAGCGGCGGCAATGGTGGAGCCAGAGGTTACGGTGGGATCGGCAGACAGCCACAGAGTCGCTTCACGGAGAAGAGTAATGCTCATCCGGTTACTCCGTAGTAAGAGGCGATGCTAAGCAACTCTGCATCAGAGAGACGACGCCGGAATGCAACGACGGCAAAACACTCAAAGTCATTGCCCTGACCGGCTGACTGATTGGTTCCAATACGGAACGGTGCTGAGTTTGCTAGTGATCCAGTCACCGTCGATGTGCTGCCGGTGTTCAAGTCTAATGTCCCATTCAGGATGCGTCCGACATCTACTTGGGATGTGCTGCTCCGCCTCCTCGCAAACAACACATCCAGCACTCCCGCCCGTCGATTGTTCAACTGAAAGTAAGTAACTGACGTAGTGCCATCGCTGAACTCCAACGCTCCGCCAAACCCAACCGGAACGCCAGCAGCACGCAACAGGTAGCCGCCAACTCCCGCTGGTCCGGTCTTGTCGATGAAGCGTTGCCCCGAATAAGGTGTAGCCCACACACGATTCACGACCAACAGCGTCCAATCGTCTGAGTTGTCGAAGTCCAGCAAGGCGTTATCAGCCACTTGCAAGAGGTCGTCGGTGCCGAACAACCAGACAGGTCTGGTGACGGCGACCGTCTTTCGGCCAGATGTAGAACGATTGATCGAAACAACAGGCTTTGGCGACGAGGCCGCATCTAGCCAGAAGGTCGCCCCACTAAGCAGAGCCGTCGATGTTGGAGTAACAGTTCCCTGGTAGTGGTCGTTGATTGTGGAGATTTCACCAGCGCTCAAGGCACGGCGGAATACAGCAACGGCGTAACACTCAAAGTCTTGCGACCCTCCACCACCGCCAGCACCGCCAACCCGCACAGGTAGAGAGTTGGCGAGCGAACCTAGGCCGACTGTCGATTGCGTACCGGAAGAGGTGGTGCCCTTGTACACCCGAGACTGGTTGACGCCACGGTCAACTACTCCGCTCACTACAACGAACTCTCCAGCGGTGAATGCTGGAGCGCCCGCATATACCTGCGTGGTCCCGTCGCCAATGTCAAAGGCCACCTGCAACGCCGTGGCGTTGGGGACAAGGTTCCAACCAACTTGACCAGCGCCAGAAACCTTCTTGTCGATCCATCGACCGAAGTTGGTCGGCGTTGCCCATTGACGCACCACCGCCAAGACAGTGAAAGATTGTGACGCACTGAAGTCAAGCAGATCGTTGTCAGGAACTTCCATATGGTCGTCAGTGCCGAACAGCCACACTGGACGCACCACGGCAACAGACTTGCGCCCAGAGGTGGGACGATTGATCGTGACGGTCGCAGCGTTGGAAGACGACTCAGTAAACGTCGTCTGTCCACCGCTGGTGATGCCTGTAGTGAAGTTGGCGTCGAACGCCGTCGATCCATCCACTCTCACTTGCGAGCGGTACACCCTGCCCGACAAATTGTTGATACCAGACTGTGATCCGATAACCAAAGGTGTGACCGCGTTGAAGAGCGCCGTCGAAGGAACGCTTACCGTCGCGATCGTTGTCCCTAGTTGAGTCCAGCCTGTGTCCACCGCCAAATCGGCTGCTGCCGCACTCTCGGTCGTGGCTTTCTGGAAGAATTTGATCTCGGCAGGAGAAGATGTCCACGTAGCCCGTAACAGCGTGACTGCGCCCGCAACCATCGTGGGGGCAATGGTCGGGGAGGTTTGGATCGTAATGTTTACCCCATCGACGGACAGATACAGCGTCAGAGTGTTCGTAGTCCACATCAATAACCACGACCGGTTGTTGGCACTGACGGTGTAGTGCCCGACTAAAGCCTGTGTTCCAGAGATGCTGTCCAGCGCCACAGCAATCCGAGCGTCCAATGATGTGGAAGGTGTGTACGCAGCCAGATCGGGTGCTGTTGCGTCGTTGAAACTCAACCCCGGTAAGTACAGATAGTTCGTGCCGGTGTGTGTCAACAGTCGCGGATCGTTCGTAGTCGGCTGAGTGGGATTGCCACCCAAAGAGGCATTCAGCACCGAGCCTCCGGTGCCGAGGTTCGACATAACCCGAACGGACTCAAGAGCAGTTGAGGCGGTTCCGGTGTACGGAACCGTTAGTGCATCACCACTGGTGATACCTGTGGTGAAGTCAACGTCGAACACGGTGGTACCGCCGACGCCGTTACGGACGATGGAGCGGTAGACCTTTCCGGCCAGCAGAGTAGCGGTGCCGTCATTGCTGCTACCAACTTGCAATGGTGCCGTGCCGTTGAACAGGGTGGTTGCTCCTACGGCTGCTGGCGTTCCTGCCGAAGTCCATGTGGTTGGCTCGTTCGGTTGGTCGGCGGCATAAAAGAATGCAGCAGTTCCGGTCGATGCCTGCCACGTGAGCCTGAACCAGTAGGCCACGCCATTGACCAACGGCATTGTGTTGCTCTCAAAGTAGGGAAAGTTTGCCCCAGTGGTCGAATAGTAGAATCGAACATTGGCGAATGCAGACTCGTGGCGCACCATGTACTGACGTTGGTTCGTCCCGTCGTTCCACTTGCCGACAACCGTCTGGGAAGTTCCTCCAGTCCATGCGTCGCTTGAAACTCGCCACACGATCTCCAGGTCGCCGGTCAACTTGATGGGCGCAGCGTCAGGCACTGACGCGTAGTTGCCGCTTACGCCTGGTAGGTACAGATAGTTCGTACCGGTGTGCGTCAGCAGCAGCGGATCGTTTGCGTCAACACCAATCGTTGAGCCGTATTGCCCATCAAGAGCGAACCCACCAGCACCAAGGTTCTCAGCGACATCGTTTTCTAGTCGTCGCTTGAAATCACTCTCTACAGTGCGAAGGCTCCAATCCTCCAAATTGCGTGCAAAAGGGTCTTGCGGTGTACTGCTGGAGAGCAGAAGCAGGAGGCTCATAGATCACTGCTCCAGTGCGTTCTTCAACTCCGTGAGGATAGCAACGATGTTATTGACGGTTGTTGCTGAGTCGATAGCGGCCAGAGCGCTGCTGGCGGCAGCGAGTTTGTCATCGGCAGTTGGCTGAACGGCCTGTTGTGGAGCGTCGCTCAACTCAATTGGGGTGCCATCATCAAGACGGACAGTGCAGCCCTCCGGTGGCTCCCAGTCGGGTGCGTCGTCGGCGTCCCACATGACGACGTTCTGCGGCACGCCATCGGCAGCGAGGACGACCCAGCGTTGAACGGCCATCAGAAACACACCACCATGACGAAACCTCCGCCTCCTGCGCCACCTGCGCCACTGTTCGCACCGTTGGTCGATGCGCCACCCCCGCCACCGCTGGAGCCGTAGCCACCGGCACCGCCTGCACCACCTGCGACAGTTCCGGCTGCGTTGCCCGCACCACCGCCGCCACCCGACGAGCCGCCGAAAGCGCCTGGCTGAATCGTTGAGTTCACGCCTGCACCACCAGCACCGCCATCAGCAGTACCTGCGGCTGGGTTGGCCTGAACCGTGCACGTAGAGCCGCCCAAGCCACCAGCCGATGAAACGTTCGCTGCGGTCAAACCGCCACCAGCGCCACCAGTGGATGTCGCAAACCGGTTCTGTGCAGCACCGCCAGCGCCGCCGGTTGCTGACGGCGAAACCACCCCAAGCGGGGTAAACACGTTCCCAGAGCCACCGAACCCCGTCCCGGCTGAGCCGTTGTTCAGTCCACCACCGCCACCACCGCTGATGTTTGTCGCCAAGAGTGATCCGAACGTCGACGATCCACCATTGCCGCCATTGTTGCCGTTCGTATCGTCAGTCGTGACCGCCAACCCACCAGCACCACCAGCACCGATTGTGACCGACACCGTGCCGGGCAGGTCAGCCATGCGAAACGTCGCTACCGATACGCCGCCACTGCCGCCAGACTGGCCACCACAACGCACCGTGCCCGCTGCACCGCGACGGCCAGAACCACCACCGCCAGCGCCGCTCACCACCGTGACCTGCGCCCACCTCAACGCTGCACCGGTCGGCTTCGTCCAGGTGCCATTCGCCGTGAACGACTGAATGTCAGGCGTCGGGTTGACGGCTACGGCCAGGTCGGCCAGTGTCGTCTGCTTGTTGGTGCCGCTGGCAGCCAGCGTCGGATCGGAGACATCAAGAACTTCGATCTTGTCGGTCCCGGCCAGATTGGCCCCGGTGAGGGTTGTCAGATCACTGATTCTGGGCATGACCTACCTCCTCACAGGCTCTCTAGTTCGGCAATCAGTTGTTCTGTTTCTGCAATCTCGGCATCGGCACGGGAGATGGCATCAGCATCCCCAAGCCGCTCTGCTTCAGCACGAAGCATCGTCTGACGAGCGACCCAAGTGCGAGCCTGCCGAAGAATGTCGTCATGGTTCATCTCAGATCACCATGCAGCGAAGCATCACTGTAGATGTGTTCAGCACCATGTAGACGTAGTCGATCTCGGTGGCACCGTCGGTGTAGTGCACATCGAACGCCGTGTCGCCGAGCACCGCAGCACCCTGGGTGTAGGTCATCGTCGTCCACCCGTTCTGCTCGCTGGTGACGAAGTTGTGCTGGAACCAGCGACCGGTGGCTTCTTTCTGAATGTAGAGAGAATCGTCCCTGTAGACGTACTTGGAGCCGGTCGTGAAGGTCTCCGTCGCCGGAGCGTACGTCAGAGCGTTGTTCCAGGTGTTCGCAGCAATGTCATAGCGGTCAACCACCGCCGAAGCGGCACCACGGAAGGAGTAGATGTACCGACCGTTCAGGATGGCCGACTCGTTATTCCAAGCGGCGTCGGGCGCTTCCCAGACCCAGTGCCCCGACAAGCCAGCACCGGGGGCAGCGCCTCGGGCAACACCTGGCGTGATCGTCGTCCAGGTGCCCGCCGTGATGCTGTAGCGGAACAGCGTGACAGCGTTGCTGCCCATGTAGTAGATGAAGTCATCATTGCCTTCGATGCTGTAGACGCTCGTCGCATCTGGCGTCGTCGTCCACGTCGCCACGGTCACAGAGGTGGCGTCATTGGCCGTGATGGTGCGGATCTGACCGGCTCCAGTGCCAGACACGATGCGGATCTGGGAGTTGATCCACTGGCTGGGGGTCCACGTCTTTGCCGAGTTCACCAGCGTCGTAGCCGTGGCGCTCGTCGCCGTACCAGTAGCGAACGACTTGTAACCGGAGCCTTGCCATGACGGGGTGCAGATCAACTTGCTGTCGGTGCCGATCACTGCGGCCGGGGCGATGCCGTCCGTCGCACCGGTCTCGGCCGAGGCCCAGGTGTTGGTGGCGAAATCGTAAAACTTGAACAGGTTCGCCGTAGTGGTGCCCGACGCCGTTACGGCGTTGAGCACGTACCAGCGGGGCGTAAGCAGTCGGAACGTGGTCGACGCAGTGAACGCCGACGCCTGGGTCGGCACCGTGACGACGCCGTTCGCGCCGACTGTGTTGCTGCTGATCGCCAGTGTCGCGCCAGCGTTCGGTCCGCCAGTGATGTGGATGGAGTACCCACGCAGGTCACGTGCCAGGGTGAGGTTCGTGTTGATCGTTGAGGTTGTTCCGCCCGTGGCGGTACCGGATGGGCCAATCGCCGTAGCAGTGCCGCACGCACCAGCGCCAAACGTGCCCGCCAGCGCTCCCGAGGGAATCTGCGTCCAGCCATCTTCAAGAGGGTTGTAGAGGTACTGCGCCGTTGCACTCGCCACATACAACTGCTGCTGTCGGTGGTGGCGAGACGACGCAATGAATGCACCCGCCGAGGTTGCGAGGGGTGCGGGCGTGCAGAACTCCCACCGCTTTAAATCGAGAATCTTGCGGTTGCCGTTGGTAGTAGGCATCAGGTCACGCTCACGTTTCTGCGGAGGGAGTCGGCACCGAGGCGCATCAGGGCGGGGATCTGCTCAAAGGCCGGGTTGCCACCGACCTGCGTCTGGTTCGTCATCGTGCTGACCGTCGTCACCGTGCCGACCGTCGTGATCGTCGCCAACGTCAGAGAGCCAGTGATGGCATCCACCACGACACGGAGACGGCCAGCCACATCAGGCATCGACTGACCAATGGAACGGCTGAGTGACTGCACTGCCATTCGCATGGCTTCCAGCGCCTCCACGACTTCGCCCTGCGTGAGCGTGACCGGGTACGGGTTGTTGAGCGACACGTCGCCGTCGTTGACTCCATCACTGCCGTGGATCAACTTGATGCGCTGGTAATTCACGCCACCAATGTCATCGGTAGCGATCACATCACCAGTTGCCGGGAGAGTGCTGTTGTCAGACATCAGTCCTCAGTAACAATCGTGCCAGAAAGG